CTTATCATATTTTTATTAGAAAGTTGGAAATTTTATGTCAGATACCTTTTCTTTTCGTTTACTAGAAGACTTCGTAGCAAAATACAAAGACACACCAGCACCATTTGGATTCTCAGATGCTGGGTCAAACTCTCTTGGCGAGGTAACTTTTATACGTACCTATTCACGTATGAAAGAAGACGGTACAAAAGAAAGATGGTATGAAGTCTGTAAGCGTGTAATTGAAGGTATGTACTCAGTTCAAAAAAACCATGCTAAAGAAAATCGTTTACCTTGGAATGATAATAAGGCTCAAAAGTCTGCTCAAGAAGCCTTCCAAAGAATGTTTGAATTAAAGTGGACACCACCAGGACGTGGCCTATGGGCATTTGGAACTCCCATGACTATGGATAAGCGTAACTCTGCTTCCCTACAAAACTGTGCGATGGTTTCTACTCGTGATCTTGATCGTAATGATCCAGGAGCCTTATTTTGTTGGGTAATGGACGCATTAATGTTAGGTATAGGCGTAGGATTTGATACCCTTGGACAAGAAAAAGAGATGGTAATCTACGCACCAACTGAGCCACCAGCAGTATATAAAATTCCTGATACTAGAGAAGGATGGGTTGAATCTGTAAGATTATTAATAAATTCATACCTCCGCCCAAATCAACCTATACAACAGTTCACCTATGACCTTATTAGACCGTTGGGGGCACCTATCAAGGGTTTTGGCGGGGTAGCCAGTGGACCAGCACCATTGATAGATTTACATAACCGTATTACAAAGGTTGTAGGATCTAGAGCAGGAGAGAAGTTTGATTCTCGTGCAATAGTAGATATTGTAAACCTTATTGGTACCTGCGTTGTTTCTGGCAACGTTCGTCGTTCTGCTACCCTTGCTTTAGGTAATCCTGAAGATAAAGACTTTAGTAATTTAAAAAATGTAGAGGTTTTTCCAGAGCGTAACTCTTATGATCCAAAAAATCCAGGATGGGCTTGGATGTCTAACAACTCTATTGCTGCAGAGGTTGGAACAAACTATGAAGACTATGTTGATTTAATTGCAGATAATGGAGAGCCAGGATTTATTTGGCTAGATGTTGCTCGTAATTACGGAAGACTAGCAGATGCAGCAGATGGTAAAGATTATCGTGTGATGGGTTTTAATCCATGTGCAGAACAACCATTAGAATCTTATGAATTATGTACGCTAGTAGAAGTTCACTTAAATCGCCATGATGATAGAGAAGACTTTCTTCGTACATTAAAGTTTGCATATCTATATGGTAAGACTGTTACTCTTATGCCAACACATTGGCAAACCACAAATGGAATTATGCAACGTAATCGTCGCATTGGAACATCTTTGACTGGCATTGCATCTTTTGCTGATACAAAAGGTATGCCAGCACTTCGTGACTGGATGGATTCTGGATATAATAAAATCCGCGGGTATGATAAAAAATACTCAGAATGGCTATGTGTACGTGAATCAATTCGTGTAACTACCGTCAAACCTTCAGGCTCTGTATCACTATTATCTGGTGCAACACCAGGAGTTCATTGGGGTCCAGGAGGAGCATTTTATCTACGTGCTATAAGGTTTGGCAATACAGATCCAATGCTTCATTTATTTAAAGCAGCAGGGTATAAAGTTGAAGCAGACTTAGTATCTGCCAACACTTCAGTAGTATATTTCCCAGTAGCATCTGGACATCCACGTTCTGAAAAAGATGTAAGTCTTTTTGAAAAGATTGGTTTGGCTGCTACCGCTCAAAAGTATTGGTCTGATAATGGAGTATCTGTAACTCTGTCCTTTGATAAAGAAACAGAGAAAAAACATATTGCTCCAGCACTTCATCTTTACGAGGGTGAGTTAAAGGCTGTTTCATTTTTACCAATGGGCAATCAAACATTCCCTCAGCAACCATATAGCAATATCACAAGAGAAGAGTACAACTCTTATGTTGGTAAGATTGCAAAGATTGACTGGTCTGCAATTTATGATGGCGTAGAAAATCTAGAAGCACAAGGTGAGGCTTATTGCAGCACGGATGCTTGTGAGATTAAACTTTATTAAATTATATGAAAACAGCATATAGGAATTTAAAAGAAGTAAAAAAGTTACCTCTTAAGAATAAGCCTAATGTTTTAATATATGTTTGTCAGTTATTATTGAATCTTGCTGCACTTTATATAGCCAGTAAAATTTATGTTGATATCTGGCGTTCTTTAACGGGTCATTGATAGATTCATATATTTTAACCTTTCCCCTGCTATAATAAGGGTATAGGAGAAAAATGTCTAATCCATCAAACTTGTATGCAGAAAAGGTATATTCAGAGCATCCGCTTGTTTTGTGGGCATTAGATGATACGGTTGACTATAAGAGTTTAATTTCTGAAGCACGACGTAATCTTGCAACCTTGTGGACACCAACAAATGCGGCTCTTGCAACATCCTTTGAAGATCTAACAGAGCCATTTCCAGATAGTCATTTAAATAGAGTTAGAGTTAATGTTCCAGTATCAGAAACAATTGAAGCATCAATTATTAGTCCTAACATACTTAATTTTAACACTCTTGCAGACCTTGGAACATTTACTATTGGATCATATTTTTATTCAAATAGTTTATTTTTGCAAACGGTATCAATAGGATATGAATACACAGATCCAGCCACATCAACCATAGTTCAAAATTTAAAAACTTTTACTAGTACACTTTATCAAAAATGGGGATTTATCTCTGAAACTTTTGAAATTCCAAATGTTTCTGCACAACTAAGACTTGTAATTAAAATTAAAATATTTGAAGGATCGGCAACATCAGCAGATAATGAATTTTATATTAATGGTATTACTTTGGGGCAGTGGAATGAAGAATTTAACACATACTCTTTAAATGGAATAACAGAGACGACAGTTCCAGCAAGCATAAGCATTTATGGTGGGTACGATGCGGTAGAAGCACAAGCATACGGAGTTGCAGAAGATTCTGGGTACTATATTACTGAAGGTGGTTTGAAATGTAAGAATGCAGGAATTCCTTTAGTTTATGGTGCAAGCGGAGTGACACGATTAGAGCCAAACACTGACGCATCTCTAATACTTCCAGGTAAAGGATTTTTAAATAAAAAAGGACAATATAACGATTATACGATTGAGTTCTGGGCAAGAATAGCAGTAAATACATCCACACCATTTAAAATTTTTGGACCGATAGCATCAGAAAATGGTTTGTACGTTGAAGATGGATTTTTAACATTAGTTATTGGTGATCAATTTGCATCACATTTCGTTGGTGAGTGGTTTAGGCCAATGCTTATTCATATTCGTTTAATTAAAGATTCTGCATCTTTGTTAGTTAATGGTGAAGAAGTTTTATCATTGTCTTTAGATACCGCAACTTTAACTCTTCCAGCAGAACTTGATAATAGTGGAGATAGTCAAGACTGGGTAGGATTCTATGCAAGTAATACCGTGTATCCTTTTGAAATTGATTGTGTTGCCATATATTCTTATCAGGTTCCAGTTACAGTTGCAAAACGTAGGTGGGTTTATGGCCAAGGAGTTGTTTCTGCAGAAGGAATAAATTCATCATACGGAGGAACAACTGCCTTTATAGATTATCCATTTGCAGACTATACTTCTAACTACAATTATCCAGATTTTGCTGGATGGGATCAAGGAAGTTTTGATAACCTGGCAACTAATCAGACAAGTTTAAGAACACCAGAGTATGCCTTGCCAGAAATATTTTTAGGAACAAAGACATTACAAAACCTATACGATGACAACAAAACTGTACAAGATAACGAGTCTGGTCCCGTTATTACTGATAAATTTTTATCTTTTAGGCCTAATAATACTTGGAATTCTATTGAGTCATATATCAATTTTTCAAGATTTAATTTATTGTCAAGTGAGGTTGAGAGTTGTTACGGAGTCTTTAGTTCTCATAACTTAGCATCAGATGAAATATTGTTTAAAATATACAACCCTTTAAACAATAACTACTTTACAATTCTTAAAGACGGAAATTTAATCAAATATTCTCTAACCTATAACGGAATTACGCAACTTTTATTTACTTCTAGTGCAATAACCGCTAACAGCCTTTTTGCAGTTGGATTTAACATAAAAACATTATCAGAAAAATTTGGCAGTGACGTAAGTTCATTTTTTGGAAATCAAAGTTCATTAAAAATGTACGTGTGCGGAGATGATTCTGGAGACTATACCTTTACAGGAAGACTTTATTCTGTTGGGCTAGGTACAACATTAAATTCTACAAAAATAACAAGTTATGTTGACGCAAATGGGTTTATTGAATTAGATAAGGGGCAACAGTTAATTGATCATACAGCAAGTTATACAATCCTTCCATCAGAAGCATATGAAAAATATTTCTTAGACATAGGCGTTGCGGGCTACTGGCAAGACTATCTACCACTTTCTTACTTTGCTCAATTTGTAAAAAATAACAATGGTCAAGAATTTTATGAAATAGACTTTTTACAATTTAATTTAGGGTACCCAACAACAACAACTCTTCAGCAAGAATCTGGAGCATCTTCTTCTTATTATAATACAGATGGAGCACAAATAAAGAGTTACGTAACATTTCAGTATGTTGCAGATGGTGCAAATATTCCCACATCTTTTGCTAATGAGGAACAGCCAGATGAGTATAAAGTTCTTGATTTAAATAACTATGAAAACTGGGAAACAACAAGGTTTGAAATTTTAAATAATACACTAATTTACCCAATTAAAACCATAGACTTTAATGAACTTGCAATTGTCTATAGTCTTGAATTTAATAGTCGTGGAGTTTTAACTAAGCCAATTTTATTAAACAAGTTACAGTTAGCCTCTCAAGCATTTAATGATAACTCTTTTAATCCAGTAGGAACAAGGTTTGGAGTAGATTTATTTCCATATAAAAAGAACGGAATTTACTTTGACTACAAGTCTAAAAACCCGTTTAGCATATACAAAGAAAGCACCCCATATTTATACTTAACAAAAACATCTGGAATTGAGGTGCGTGGTGAAATAAATATTCTAGAAAATCGTGGGTTAAATCTTCCAATTAACAAAGAATTAGCAACAGACTATAAGGTAAGCGCTATGCAGTTGTGGCTAAGATATGATCAAGACACATTTCCAGCAACAGCAACAGAGATTTTTGAAATTAATCATAAAAGTGGAACCCTTAAGTTTTATTTACAGGCAAACAGCACTGACCTAGACAGGGGTAGGATATTTGTTTTAAATCAAAACGGTGTGCCCTATAACGGTATTGGATTCTATTTAAATGGTAGTCTAGTAAGAGAGCCAGTTTTATCTCTTAAAGAATGGTCATCAATAGGTGTAGCATTTTTAACCTCCCTTGTCTATAATTCATATCTTGGAAGCATAAATTTAACGGGGCCAGTATTATTTAATAACATTGCATATTATCAGGCAAATAGCCTACAAGAGGTTGAAAGCAGAACATTTAGACCTTGGTTCCAGGTATTAACAGACGGTATTACAACAAATGATTGGCAGTTCTGGTTTAATAACTTTACTTGGGAGGGTATGTTAGTAATAGGATCATCAGAGTTCTATGGTATTAATCCCTCAGATATCTATAAAACATATATAGGCACAAATAAGATAATCGTTGATGACGGAGAAGGCTTAGTCTATCAACCTGAAAAATTAAATGTATATGCAGATATTGAATGGTCAACTAACGTCTCCACACCAGTATAGTCTGATATACTTATGGTTATGGAATCCTTAATTAATCCAAAAACTGGTAAGCCTTATGTTAAAAATGTACGTCGTCAGGTAATAGATAAGCACTATGACTGGGGTCTTTACGTATATAAGACATCTGCTGGTAAATGGTTTACAGACGATGAAGGCTCAGTTCTAAATATACCGTCCGACCGTGGAGATCTTACAAAAATTGCAGAATTAAAAAAGGTTGCAATACACTACGGAGATGATGGACTTGGTAAAGCGGTATTTGTTCCAGGGTTAACTCAGGTTAGTGAAGAAGAGTATTCAGAACAAAAGGAAAGACTGAGAGAAGGTTTAATTCCTTCAATGAACGACTTAGGTGCTTGGCATGCAGCACAACAAACATTAGAAAAACACGGAAAAGGGGCTATGGATGAGTGAAGAACAGTATATCCGTGCAAGTCTTAATACAGAAGAAAAAGAAGACAATATTTTTAAATCACATGATCCTTTCAATAAAAGTTGGGATGTTTTAAAAGATTATGTTGGGCTTGACCAAAACTTTCGTCGTAGAACAACACGCAATTTAACAAAGTATGCTGCACCAGAATTTAATGCTGCTTATCTAGATGCAGCAAATGCAACGCCATCTGGAGTAAATGCTGGATCAAAACAGATCAATCCTGGCACGGTATATAGAAATGGCTACGGACTATTTGACGTAATAACTCCTCCATATAACATGTATGAATTAGCCAACTTCTATGACACATCATTTGCTAATCATGCTGCTATTGATGCTAAGGTAGAAAACGTTGTAGGTTTGGGATATCGTTTTGATATTTCAGATAGAACGCTGTTAAGGTTTGAAATGAATGAAGATGCAAGTGCGGTAGACCGTGCTCGTAATCGTATTGAAAGAGCCAAGATTCAACTACGTGATTGGCTAGAAAATTTAAATGATGATGATAGTTTTACAAAAACAATGGAAAAGGTTTACACAGACCTTCAGGCAACAGGTAATGGATTTATTGAAGTAGGTAGAACAACTGCTGGAGAGATTGGTTATGTTGGACATATTCCAGCAACTACCGTTCGTATACGACGCTTGCGTGATGGGTTTGTGCAGATTATTGGTCAAAAGGTAGTTTACTTCAGAAACTTTGGGGCAAAGAATGCAAACCCTATGGGAACAGATCCACGTCCCAATGAGATTATTCATTTAAAAGAATACTCACCTTTAAACACATTTTATGGTATTCCAGATATTATTGCAGCAATGCCATCCCTTATCGGAGATCAACTTGCATCTCAATATAATATTGACTATTTTGAAAACAAGGCTGTTCCAAGATACGTTGTAACCTTAAAGGGTGCAAAACTTTCAGGTGATGCTGAAGATAAAATGTTTAGATTCTTACAAACTGGACTTAAGGCTCAGTCACACAGAACTCTTTATAT